TCTCAACCATGGCCTCCATAGTTACATAAAGGGAATCTGTATCTGAAGCCAGAACATAATCCTTGTCTTCAGTTTCCAAGACTTTATTTAGATATTGATTAACTGCCCTCTCGGCCCATCGGATAGAAAGTTGACCTGCAACAGAAACTGCCTCAGCATTTCTCACATCATAATACCGAAACCATTGATTGCCGAGTGCACCATAAGCAGAGTTTAGAGCAATTTTCAGATTAATCTGCATGTTGTGATACTGTGCCAACTTGTTTGGGTCTGCAGACCTACCTTTCTTCTGTTCCTCAATCATCATCTTCTTGTACTTGACTCTATCGGTATACATCTTCTCCATTAAGGCAGGAAGAAACCCTTGTTTCTTACGAGTGTACAATGAACCATTTGGCGTCATTGTCATGTTCTGGTCTTTAAGAAACTGTGTATCTATTTCTCCCTCAAGAAGTGCCTCAACCATCTTATCTCTTGGATACATTTTGAGAAGTGTCTCAGGAGAGATGTTGTATTGCATGATAAGATGTGGATACAGACTGTTCAAGTCAAAACTACAAACCCACTTATGGCGACCAAGTTGTGGTTCTTTGACATAGGCACCTTCATATGCCTCAGACTTCTGTTCGTGTTTCTTCGGCGGAATTACAATTTTTTGTTCTCTAAGATGATTGTAAATGATACAGTCCCACATTTTCACAGGCGAGAATACATCATTGAAATTACACTTGGCCATATAAGCCAGTGAAATAATCATCTCCATGAGTTTCATCTTCTCTTCTAGTCTCTCTACAAGAATCACATCGTGTACATTGTAGTCAACAAACTTTTGAAAATTTGTTTTATACAATTCATGAAGAGTTGATGCCTCTGAATAATCTAATTTCTTCTCACCTAGTTCTGCATAGGCAATGTGATTCAGAGAATAAGATTCTTGATTGACATAGGTAAACTTTTTGTAGGCATCCATATAATCAATACTTGAAATACCGACAAGTTCATAGACTTGATGTTTTCGATTACCAACAAGTGTTACCTCATTCTCTTTGAACCAACCCCAAGGTGATAGTTTGTTGGCATACTTTTCTCCAAGAATCCTAATGATACGATTCATCAGATAAGGAATATCAAAGAAACGAGAGTTCCAACCAGTGACAATATCTGGATAGTTCGAGGCCCAGTCATCAATAAAGGACTTCAAAAGTTGTTCTTCATTTGGACAATTGATGTATCTTACGCCAGGACTTGGATTGTATTCCCCACACCCATAAACTTTGAAGTCATCACCAATCTTGATTGAGATGGCAAGAACCTCTTCGTTGGCACGTCTAATGTCTGGAAACCCATATTCAGAACTACATTCAATATCAATAAAGGCAACTCTTATCTTAGAAAGTTCATAATCAACCAGGCCAGGATAGTTGTCAGAAATGAAAGAATACTGAAAACCCTCAATACCAAAAACATCGCCAGGATATTCTCTCATTGCCTGTCGAGTGTCTTTCATCGGCCCCCATTTCACAGGAGATACCATTTTGCCGTCTAGGGTTTTCCATTGGGATTGTTTTTGTGCGGTAACATATAGGGTAGGTTCGTAGTGAATCTTTCTTCTTATAGATTCACCACGTTCATCAATGCCTCTCAGAGCAATGTAGTTTCCAAGAGACTGTACGTTAGTGTAGAACATTAGTAATATTTTTGATAGGGGATTTCTAACTTGTCAAAGACATTATAACACCATTTGATCTGCTTGTCAACCCAAGTTCTTTTGGATTGAAACAGACCAATGGTGAATAAAGATTGGAGATATATTTTTAGGACTAGCCCAATCAGAAAATAAGACCCTGCTTGTATTGAGTTTTTCCATTTACTCTTAAAGCGGTCATAATCTTCTGGCGATTTGAACCATCTTTTTTGAAACTGCAATGTACCCATCCGCTATTAGGTTTTCCTTTAGTGTAGAATTCCAAAATTAGCTGGTCAAAATCGAGTTCCTTACTAATCCAAGTAGCAACTTCTCCATTTGGTGTACCCAGCTGTTCAAAGTCTGCTGCTTCTCCAAAACAATGTTGGCTTGTTTTAGATCCGCCTACCTTACCATTGAGTTGTGGTGATCTGTAACCACTATTGACAGTTATCACTCCGAACTTTTCTCTGACAGGCTGAAGCACGTGATGAGTGAGAACTGTGAGATTTACAATTTCTTCCACACCTGGCTCATTACTAATACCTAATCTGTCTGCCGTTGAACTCTTTGTAAGTTCACTCAGCCAAAAGTTCTGTGATAACCTCATAAGTCTCCTAAAATTCTTAAAGGAGATGTTCGTTTGTATGGGTCATCATCCAGACCTAACTGGTTTTTACCTTCTTCAACCCACATCTTTTCAACTTCTCCATCTTTTACAGTCATGGCATATCTCCAACTCCTATAACCAAAACCCTGAGCTGGTTTATGTACCAACATATCCATCCCTTCAGTAAATTTACCATCACCATCGGGAATCAGTTTAACTTTTTCTATACCTAATTCTTTACCCCATGCGTTCATGACAAATGCATCATTGACACACATACAGTAAATTTCGTCAATACCCTTTGCAATAATTTCATCGTAAAGTTCTTCCAACCTTGGAAGATGTTGCTTGGTTCATATAGGTGTAAATGCACCAGGCAACGAAAGTAACAATACTCTTTTGCCGAAAAAATAATCCTGAGTAGTTTTATCTACCCACTCATCATTTTCTCTGGTCTTAAATACTTTATTCGGAACTCTCATGTAATCACCTCAAGTTTTTGTGTATTCGGGTCAAATCTGACTTTGACTGTCATCTCAATCGGTAACAGTTTGCCGTCTTTCATTTTCACAGGAAGTTTACCCTCAACTGCTCCCATCAATGCATCTTTGGCATTATCGAAAGCATGGTCTGGGTCTTCCTTGATAATTTTATCTAATTCCTTCCTTTGTTTATCTGGAAGAACATCATCTATCATCTTTTCAACATGGTCTTTTGCCAAATCTTGTGCTTTATCAACTACAAGTCCAGCGACCACGTTGAATAACATACCAGCCAATGGTAACATAATTATCCTTTATTATAGTTCTCCCAAGCTTCAATTGCACGTTGAGAGTTTGGTCTATGGTCCATATTAATAGATTTCAAAAATTGTTCTTTCGTCATCTTTCCAAATTCTTCTTTTAGAAGCTGTGGTTCTGGTGTAGGTTCTTCTTTGATGAGTTCTTCTTCCTCAAACATAACTTCTTTAAGTACTTTCTTTCCAGACTTGGCCATGTAATCTCCTAATTAATTACTTCTTCATTTCCAGGCTCAATCACTGCACCATCGTCAGTAACTTCCTCTGCCCCAACTACTTTATTTAGGATTTCAGTTACCCACTCTGGACCTCTTTGTGTATCTGGAAAACCATCTTCTGATGCCCTCCAAAGAATCTCACCATCAATCTCAATCACAATATCATCATCTGGAATTGAATGTCTCTCAACATCTGATGGTTTACCTACAAGTTGTGGTTTGTGATTTGCAATACCTGCAGTAATTTGAATACCATGAGGGAACCCATACTTCTCATTCATAAAGATGCGAACTTTTCTACCATCTTCAAATGCAGGTGCTCTCATCTTCTCAGGGATTTCCATATTTTGAAGTCCCTTACCAGTTGAAGTATCAAGTACTATACTATCGTCTTCTTCTGGTGAATCAAAATCTTGTTCTACCTTAACTGTTTTGTCTTCAGTATTTTCTTCGGTATCTACTTTAAATGTTTCTTCTGCCATTTCTATCTCCATAAAGGGGAGCTTTCGCTCCCCGCGTCATGATTAAGAACCAATAGGAATCAGCCGTGGCTTCTTCTCTTCTGGTATCACTTTCTCAAGGTCAATATTTAACATACCATCCTTGAGGTCCGCACCCTTTACAATAATGTCATCGGAAAGAGTGAAAGAACGAGAGAATGCCCGTTTGGCAATTCCCTTGTGAACGAATGAATCACTTTTGGATTCACCTTCTTTGTCTTCGGTTGAACGGATAACCAATTTACCATCGGTTACTTCAACCTCTATGTCATCTTTTGAAAACCCTGCCAGGGCTACTTCTATGACATACTGAACTTCGTTCAGTTTCCGAATGTTATATGGTGGATACCCCGAATCGCGAGTAGAGTCCATATCAAAAAAACGATCAAAGAATGTGTCAAACCCAACTGTGAGTCCCATCATTTTTTGAAAGTCTTGGGGTGTAAACGCGGAGTGTCGTGCTAGTACCATAATGCCTCCTTATAAAGCGAGGTTAATAATAAACTCATCCTGAAGCACACAGCGACGAGTCTGTTAAGTGAGGTTTCCACTATGGACAACCTCAATCGCGAAACCCTTCTCCCTTGAAGAAGTGTTCACAACGATGCCTAAAAATTATCCAAAATAATTCGATAAGCGAGTCGGCTCCATAATTACCAACTCCTTTAACCAACAATTTGTATTTTGTTTCCATAATATATATCCTTTGAAAAAAGGGTGAGATGGGTAGTAGGATTCGGCGTACCTACAACATCGGGGAACGAACTTCCGTAGTTTTTTACCCTCTGCACCAGAACCTCCACTGGTATGTGGAATGTGACCCCCTTCTGTTACCAGAAGGGTAGCCTCGGCACCATCCGTGAACTGTCTCACTCAAGCCGCTCTCGTGGCTTGTATTATGAGTATACCCAAGGTCCGTCAACCTTTTGTTCACCCTTTATTCTAGTATAACATATTTATACGATTTGTCAAGTATCTGGATTACTTCTTTGAATATATGCCCCAAAGTACCCAAACAGCAACTAATCCTACAAGGCCTTCTGCACCGAGTTGTTTTACCAACCCAACTACTGAACCAACAATGTCAAGGCCTAAGAACGGAACAGCTGCTCCAAAGATAACTTGAAGCACTACTCCGAGTGCAATTACGGCTAAACCCAATTCCGTAACAGAACGAATCCAACCTAAAACTTTATCTAGCATGTTTTTCTCCCTTATTTGCCTGTTGAACCGAAACCACCATACCTATCTGTCTTTTGACTTGGTGGTTCTTTGATTTCTTCAAATTCATGATAAATCTTTTCTACCAGTTCAGCCTGACAAATCCTATCTCCATGTTTAATATGTTTAGGAGCTTGAGATATGCTGGTTAACATTACAAAAACTGGCTCAACATAATCAGAATCAATCACACCTTCACAATTTGTAAGGTAAATACCATCTTTCCATGCCAAACCAGACCGCGAGTGAAGTCTCACGGAATAACCTTCTGGAATATCCAGAATTAATCCTGTTGGAACCATAACTCGTTCCATACAGAATATATCTATTGAATCATTTTTTACACTTCTCTCAATAGTTCTATTTAGTGTATCTTGATTCACCTCATATTTTGT